CTCTATAAACTGTCCCCCATAAGCACCGGTTAACAAGTTTACATTATTAGCTAACCTATTGAAAAACAAACGCAAAATATTATTCAGGTCATCTAAGTATGTCCGCAGAATATTCGTTTCAGGTGGTATCGGCAGGGCGGGAGCTTCTACCTTATTTATACTATCCCGCGATGCCACTAGCCCCTCCTACCGTCAGGCCGCATATCCATCCTAGGTGCGCCTAGCTTCCACGTTACTCCGGCTGCTGTAGACTCAATCTTAATCGACATCTGCCTACCCCGTACCCGTGTAAAGACCTGCCCGGTAAACTCCTCTATGGGCACTGTGGCTGTTCTAGTAACAGTAGCGTTGCTGTCTCCACCCACAGAAGCTGGGTTATACCGCCCAGAACCCGAGTCTTTCAAAGGGTTTAGAGTCATCGTAGCTGCCGGGGCACCGGTTGTAGAACCTTCAAAGGTCATGTCTGGTAACATCTTGTTGACCAGCATAAACCGATCCCCGTCATCCAGATCAAACTGTGTAGAAGTTATACTGGCTGCTATAGCCGCAGGGACGCCTGTCTCGTTGTCGTCCACGCCTTTCTCATGGTTGACTAGTTTGTTACTAAAAGTAGCTGCTAAGGGGAAATCACGTAGGTCAGAGTCGAGCCATGCAGAACGCGCCAGATTACCGTAATACCATATGTTTTGTACGTAGTTATACACCACGTAGCGGTCATTCTGGGTAGCTCCTCCAGAACAATAAAACCACCATATCTCGTCAAACTGCTCGTTGGAGCCACAGATTACTTGGTCAGCTTGACCTTGGTTAAAGTCATCAAATATATAACTACGCAGCTCGCAGGGTAGTGTCTTAACAGTACCGTCGTAGTAGTAAAACTTATTTATGCCCATCCAGTAAGCAATGTTGTTTGAGTACACAGCCGAATTCGGCCCAGCTATAGTGATGTTTGAGCCAAGAAGCTGCGCTCCCCATACCTCTGGGGCACCTAGATACTGTAGGCCGTACAGGGCTGCATCTGACCAGACCAACACTTCCTGACGTGCTTGGATAGCGTCTATGATTTCTGTACCTTCTGACAGGCGTAGACTACCCGCTTGATTAGTAGCCGCAGGTGTCCAGTTAGTTACATCTTCTTGGTCTGACCACCGGATGAGCATTGGGTCAAGCGTAGAACCGCCCAAATCGTTTGCTCCAAAACAGAACGCAAAACGAAATATGTCAGACACAAACGCTAGATTTACTACAGTAGGTACACCAGACGCACCTCCCAAAGAACTTACAGCAACAGCGCGTGTGTTAACCCCGTTGCTTGCGTCCCAGTAGTATGGTGCCCCACCTCTGTGGGCAAAGAATAAGTCCTCACCGAAGTTAGCTTGGCTCCAAATACGCATGGGAGCCAGTGTTGTACCGCCTGTGCCCCATGTGCCATTACCCCAACGCCCTGCACCCCAACCAGTGAACGGTACCTCAATCTCGTTACCCGTATTGATCTGGTAGGTGCCTACTACGCTACCCCCGCCGTTGCCTGTATCTGACCCGTTAGCCAGCACAGTATTACCGGAAGTGTCTTTGGCCTCTACAGTGTAGGAGTTGCCGTTGATTATGGTAGCTATCTGATACTCTTGATTAAGCACCGCCGCAGTAATATTGCCGCCTAGAGAAGCAGCTCCAGAGAAAGTTACAAAGTCATTCTGGAGGGCACCATGAGAAGTATCGGTTATAGTAAGAGTGGCATCGCCGTTTACGGCTGCAAACGTAACATCGCCCGCTGCTGTGGTTGCTCTAATAGGGGTAACGTCAAAGTAAGCTCCACCTCGCTCAATGTAGTATTTGAGGTGAGTACCTACAGAAACAAGATTTTGGAGACTGAGAGTAGCCCAGTTGAATAGCGAACGTGCTACACCTAGGTAAGTATTAGCAGAGAGCTGCTCCCACCCGCCTATTTTCTGGGGTAGGCCACGTCTGAAGCGCACCTTATCAGTCTCGTACCACTGACCTTCGGCGGCATACCGGGTAGTTTCTCTGTTTACTCCCGGTTTGAATTGTAATTTTCTAACTGCCATTTAGACCTCAATCCGCGTACTCACCACTAGCAATCATGTCAGTCAGCTCTAAAGCACGGCCACCAACTTGTTTTGCCCACCTAGAGTCCAAGAACTCTGTAGAGGCTTCTGTGTAGTTCCCCGCTTCCATAGCGGTTAATGCGCGTCGAAAGCCACGTAAACGCGTAGCTCCGAGGTTAAATGCAATGTCAATAATAGCATCTTTTCGTACATCATCAAGGCTGTTAAACCACTCATACTCTGTAGCTAATTCCTTGATTACACGCTCAATGTCGTTCTGTAGGAGGTAATCTATCTCGTCCTCAGACAGCCCCATACCGCCTTTCTGGTCGATATTACGGCCTACACCTACAGTGACCTTACCTTCGGAGCATTCATACGCATGAGTTTCTGTACCCTCATGGCGCTTCAGCATCTTAATTAGCTTTTCCATCATTGACCTCGGTTATTACTACTACCAAAGAAGAAGGCGCTGATGCCGCTAATAAGACCGCCTAAATAGCCTAAGATTATATTGGCTAGGGCATCATCTACCGCTTCAGCACGGAAAGTTACTAGAAATATGTATGCCAAGAACCCCATCAGACTAATAATGGCAAATATCTTTGGGGTGGGGTCTTCCCCGAATATCTCTCTGGCAGCTTGTCTGTCCTGCACCTCGACCTTAAAGTTTTCTAGGTCTATCTTGCGTTCTTCTAGCGTCTTGGCAAACTCTAGCTCTGCCTCTTGTAAGGCACTAATGGAATCTGGATGCTCTTCGATGTATTTCTCGATCTTGGCTGGATCAGTCGTGTTGCTTACGCCTAGCTTGTCAGCGACTAGCTTCACAGCCATACCGCCCATAGGCCCACCAATGGCTTTGCCCACTGTTGGTGCAAGCGTAGATAGGAGTCCTTTTAACTTACTCATCTAAACCTCGATCATAAACGTGCTTTTGGGCGGGTTTTCCACCCTGTCTCTTGGATAAGGGGCAATGCCCAAATGGTCTATAATTATACCAAAGCTCTCTATTTTCTGAGCAACATCGTTAATGTTCTGCTTTGCGTAGGCTGCTGTACCAACATTGTCGAACCACATGTTAAAACGTCCGTGGTTATCGCTGACCCTACCTTGCAACCAAATGTGATCTCTATTGCCTATCTCTGTATCTATGTTGATTTCCCAATCATCATCACTGCCTAGTAACTGATCAAAGCCCATCCATTCTTCTTCACCAGCATTTATCTCGCCATCACCGAAGTCAACTGAATTACTGCCCTCCGCACCCTCCTCAAACTCTCTGGCTTCTGGCGCTTCCCAGAGGAAGCTGGACGGGTCAGACTTTTCAAACTCAATTTCGACAGGAGGTAAGTCAGCAAACAAATCTAGCTCGCCAGATACAGAGCTTTCCCCGCTTTCTATTGCCGCTTTTAAATCTGTGAGCAGTTTTTCAACATCTGCGCTGTCATCTACTTTGGCAGATGTATTTTCAAATACTTGGTCTAGCTTGGACTGTCTTGTCGGCTCTTGTCCTTCTGTCTTTGGCCCTTCTTTTACTTCTGTGTCAGCAGGAGTTTCTGTTGACGTGACCCTGACATTTACATCTTCACCAGAAACCTGTGCGAAACTGCCTACTAAATTTACTGTACCGTTTTCAGTCTCTAGCGTTATAGACTTGCCGTCTTCAGATACCGTCCCTTTTACTACCTGTCCTTCCGGTAGGTCTAGCTCTTGAACCGCATCAGACGATAACGCTATCGTCAAATTCTGAGGGGCGTCTACCTGCGTTGCTGTATAGTTCGCAACGGAGTTTTCTGGCGATATAATCATCCATCACAACGTCAACAAATAGAGCCTAGTCAGGGCATCTAGGTTTCGGATGACTTTCCCTCAGTATCCTCCTCGACGATCTCGTCGATGGTTTCACACACATCAGGAACAGCTACTCCTGTAGTTACTTCAGTAGCTACACGCCCTACAGCCCGAATGCCTTTATAGACACCAGAGCAATACAGGTCTTTGTTGGCGATCATATCTTCGGATACGGTGCATCCAGACAATACAAAAAAACTAATCACCGCTGGGAAAATCAATTTCATCTTCAATCCTCTTTAGCTCTCGTAACTCGCCTTTAGTCAGGGGGACAACTTTCTTAGCTTTTCGTTCTTGCTCGTCAAGGAACAGCTTCAGCCTTTCTTTATAGCCATCCATCATGTGGTCAGCTATACGGTCTTTCAGATCGCCCCTGTCAGCAACTCTTGTTTCTTTGCTGGGGTTTATATAGTCAGGGCCAGTATTGCTGAAATACAGCATAGTCTGTGAGCTTGAAGGGCCGTAGCAAAAGCGTGGGATTCTAGCCACCATATCGCTACCCTGCACACAAGATATTTGGTTATCCAGCGTCATTGGCTTCTTAAAGCCCTTGAAAAACACGTTTGGCTTACCAAAGGTAATCAAGTTTATGTTGTCGTGTTTGCCATTCAGCATAGAGGCAGATAGCTCTGCCAGCGCACCACCAAGACTATGGCCGCAGATCAAAGTGCGTTTCTTAGGGTCTATGTGTTTCTTGACTTCTTTCCAAACTGACCTATGTGCCATAGCAAACCCGCCGTGGCACAGCCTACCCGCATATGGCACGGGGACTACGAGCGCATCTGTTAGCCAATCCCTGCCCTGCTGTGTACCCCTGAAGGCTATTATGTCTATGGTCTTACGCTTTGCTATATATACTGTGGTGGATGTCCACTTGCTCTCTATCTTAATAGCGTCTACTTTGTTCTGCTTTTTGTAGGCGCTCATAGCCCAGCTACAAGCCATATTGAGAAGGACAGGATCGAGTTTCATTTGTCGGCCTTGTTGTCTAGTCGCTTGAAGATTGCACCCAGCAAGTCTTTGATCTCGCGTATGTCTTCGCGGTAATCGTCTTTGGTAACGTACTTCTCAGGTATCTGCTTCATCTCTGAGTCAATACGGTCTAGTAGGGTATAGATGCGGGTGTACGCCCACGCTGCCAGAAAGCCACCGATCAGGATAATTACGTCAAAGACTATCTGACCCGTAAGCTGCATTACTCAGACTCTCCCTCTCCCTCTTCCTCTTCCTCAGACTCTTCCTCAGACTCTTCCTCTTCTTCAGCTCTCGGGTCTACCCAACCTTCTACCGCCGTGAACGTGCCGTCAGCCGCGCATGTGTACTTGCACCCGTACCAATCGGTTGGCTCGCTAACTCCAGTGATAAGAGTGGCGTTGCCGCTGTTGAGATCGCCAATGATAAACTCAGCAGGATCGCCCACAGTAATTGTGTCACTTCCCATTGTGACTGACTTGTCATCAGCAAAGAGATACCGTGAAGTGTTCGTTGCATTGTCTACAATTGTTTTCATGTTCTATCCTTTAAGTAGAAGTGTTGTGTTAGCTATTGCCTTACCAGCCGTTACGCTGGAAGACGTTGTAGAAAGTGTGCCGTCATCTTGGACGTAGTAGGTGCTGCCGATTGTGAAGTTGGGAACTGCGGCTGTTACAGTAAGAACTATTGAAGTACCGTAATTGCTATTAGCTGTGTCTTTGAAGCTAACAAGGAATTTATCTGCGTTAGTATCGTATGCTATCCCGCAATCTTCAGTAGAAGCTGCCGCAAAAACAACAGGAGTCTCATAGGTGATATCCGTGCCGCTTACTGCGCCAATGGCATAGGTTCCGTAACTGCTGTTGTCAGAATCGCTATAAACTATGACGACTGCACCAGCGTCTGGGCTATAACTAATTGCAGCATAACCGATAGACCCTGTAATGCTTTGAACTGTAGCTTCTGTGCCAAAAGATATAGAAGTTCCGCTTACCGTGCCAACCCGTGATGCAAGTGCTTTTGGAGCAGCATTGTCTCTATACCCGACTACAACCTTGCTGTTACCTGAATCAAATGTACAAAAGGTTTCTTCTGTTGAAGCCGCATGAAACACAACAGCAGTCCCGAAAGATATAGAAGTCCCGCTAACTGTTCCAATGATAGCAGTTCCGTGGCTGGAATTACCGACATCACGATACGCAACAACGGTTTTGTTAGTTGACGAATCAAAAGTAGATGATGATTGTAAGATTCCAGTACCCGCGCTCTCAAACACAACAGGCGTACCAAACGAAATAGACGTTCCGCTTACAGTACCGACTGCGGCTGTACCGTATTCACTGTTGCTATCGTCTCTATAAAACACAACCACCTTATTTGAGTTGCTGTCGAAAGTAGTGGACGTTGAAACACCCGTTGTATTGGTAGTAATCGTGGCCTCAGAACCGAAACTAATGCTTGTCCCACTCACCGTACCAATTATTGACTTTGTTTTACCGCTGTCTCCGTCATCACGGAAGGCTACTACTACCTTATTTGAATTACTGTCAAAAGTTCCTGAAATCCTAGTCGTGGTTGCTGCATTGAAAGTAACCGCTGTTCCGTAGCTAACACTGCTACCACTAACAGTGCCTACTATTGCTTTGCCGTGAGCAGAATCACCATTATCTGCATATACAATAACAACCTTATTATTTGACGAATCAAATATTGTCATCGAGTAGTCAGCTCTGGCAGCTTCAAAAACGACCTCTGAACCAACCGACCCTGAATAAGCCAAAGGCAACAACGACCCGTTAGTAATCACCCCGCCCTCGACAACCACTTCGCCTGATGCAGAGTTGTTGATAGCTTGGTTGGTGATGCCTGCGAAGTCGGATGAGTTTGTCGCAGTGTAAGCGGGAGTAATAGTAATAGCCGTTCCATAATTAGAATTACCAACATCCCTATAAGCGACCACCACCTGTTCCTCAGTAGAGTCATATGCAGAATATCCGTTTTCGTCCCCTGAATTTGCTAACTTAATATCAGACCCTTTAGAAAAAGTAGTACCGCTCACTGTGCAAATTATAGCGGTTAGTTCGACGTTACTTTTCCTACCAGAGTAAACAACTTTTTGTGCTGCGGTGTGATATGCCAATGATGCAAAATTAGTTGTTCCAGCAGTCATCATACTGTCTCTTGTTCCGAACGAAATAGAAGTGCCTGAAACAGTTCCTATGATCCCAAATACATCCGCGCTTTCTCTGTAAGCAACGAATATTTTATTTTGACCAACATCGTGAACGGCTCGGTTTACTCTAGTTTTTTCATTAGAGCCATAAGTCCCTGCGCTGCCCCACGAAATAGACGTTCCAGACACAGTGCCGACCTGCGCTCTTCCCGTATTTGTGCTAGAACTACCATACACGACAACGACCTTTCCACTTGTGGAGTCGTAAGTTAAACCCGGTTGAAACACGTTACCATTGTTGTACTCGACTGCTGATCCAAAAGTAATAGATGTTCCACTTACAGTTCCCACCGCTGAATATCCGTGGTCGCTTTGCGACCCGTCTCCATATGTAACTACAACTTTATCGTTTCCAGAATCATAAGCAGAATCGTGGTAGTCTAAATTATTGGAACTCCATTGAGTAGTTGAACCAAAGCTAACTGTAGTTCCAGACACCGTGGCTACAATAGAATTGCCACCACTTCCCGGTTTATACGTCACGACAAATTTTCCCGCGCCAGAACTGTATACAGCCGTTATAAATGAACAACTAGCACTGTGAAATACAGCGGGAGTTCCATAAGTCAATGTACTACCCGATAACGTAGCAACCACCGCTGTTCCGTAGCCAGAATTGCCCGCATCTGAGTACACAATTAAAAGTTTCTTATTGGTGGGATCATAGGCAACTGAGTTATCATCACTTGTCGCAGATTCGTAAACAGCAGCAGACCCTACCGCTTCACTTATAGACCTCGCAGTAGACGAAACACCCTTCACAGTCCCATTACTCTGTAAGGCTACAGTCTGCCCCGTGGCTAGGTTACCGTCAGCCGTGGCCGTTATTACTTTTGCGCCGCCACCTGCTGGCAGTAAATCGCTTAGATTGCTCATGTGCTGTAATCCAGATTAATGCTTGTGGTGGACATCGCTTTGCCAGCGGTCACTGTAGAAGATGTGGTGCTGAGTGTGCCATCGTCTTGGACGTAGTAGGTAGTGTTAGGAAC